CTTTTCTGCACCAATCGGAATTGAGCGCTGACCGTCAAACATGAAGAAACCATCGTCAGCAAGATAGAAAACTTTTGTTGGACCAAGGCTTGCAACGCTGTTTGGGTAGTTACACCCGTGTCCTGTCTCGACCTTCTCAAACGTAAAGATCAGCGGAGAGCCAACGTATTGCATCCTGGCAATCGCGTTTTCCAACAAGACAACGCCAAATTCACCACCGACCAGACCAGTGATATGCCCGGCGTCGGCAATGTCTTGGAAGTCAGCTTGAGCCGCACCTAATGTCCAAGTGCCAGCGTCGTTAATCTGTGACCAACGTACACGGCTTCTGTGTGTCGCTGAGCTATATGTGACGTTTGCCGTTACAACAAAATCACGCACAACAGCTAAATGACGGGCGGCTGGCGCTCCACTGATTGCAGCAAAGGACGAACTTGTGCCGACTGTATACTTGCGTAAAACATCCGCGTCAGAGCCAGCAGCAATGACGTCATCGCCAAACCGAACAAAACGCCAGTTCATATCGCCTGTCACAGAGAAGCCAGTGCCTACTGAATCCATACTAAAGTCAGAGTTATCGAGCTTATAAAGCTTGGTCTGATCCCCGGCAAAAATGTTTACAGTGCCGTCTGTAGCTTTCGTTGCGTAAATACCGCGAAGCCGATTGTCAGCCGCCGCTGAAACTTCAGTTAAACCTTGAAACGGACGATAGCCACGCGCTGCTGGTATAACATTCGTAGCAACGGTTGAACCGGGGTTCTGAAAGTCGCTCTGATCTGGGAGCCATTCTCCAAAAGGTATCATTGATTTAACCAATCCCCTGCGCTTGCAGAAATGTTAGAAAACGCAATATTACTTGCGGCCAAGTCTGACCAAGTTTCGTCACCAGCGTCAAAATCAGTCCAAGCCTCGCCAAGCTTCTCAGCCGTCAGGGTTGTCTCTAAGGACGCCGTAACGCTTGACGCTGCGTTAACTGTAAACTGAGCTAACGCCTCAACGCTGGCTGATATTTCAACCGCGCCAGAGTTCACCAACACAGTCTTGACTTCGCCAGTAGCAGTTGCCGAAATGTCGGCTGAACCGCTGGCCGATTGTATGCGTATGCCAGCACCAGCAACCTGCATGGCGACTGAAGCGCTGCCCGTCATAGCAACGGTAAACTGAGCCGACGCTGTAACTGATCCAGCGCCAGTAATACTTGCCGACATACCGTGAACCAATATTCCAGCAGCCGTTACAGTGTTTGCAATGCTGACTGCACTGCTTGCTTGCTGTAGACGTATTCCAGCACCGGACGCCGTTGCTGCTATGGAGACAGCGGAAGCCGCCTCGAACAGATTTAGGTCATCGAGTTGCTCTAGTGTACCAAACGCATCCAGCGCATCCATTGACCCCCAGGAGTCAAGTTGCTCTAGCGTTGGCCCTAATATTTCAGCCATGTTAAGCGGCGGTTACGTCAAGCTCACCAGCGGCTATGCGAAGTATATCCCCGGTCGTAATTGTCTTAGCAGCGGAGAAAGCGCCGTGTATTAAAAGATTACCGCTTGAACTTGCGTCGAATAATCCAAAATGTGAGACTGCGCCCCAGCTACCAGTTGCAGCGGCAAACTCTACAGTTGCGCTGTTGTCTGTGGTTCCACCAGATGCAGCATCAAAGTTAATCGCCACGCGAGAATAATTGCTTCCGCTTAACTCGGCTGTGCCAGAACCAGTGTCAGCAAAACTACCAGTAGACAGGCCAATATAAGTCTGTGACGGGTGAGTGTAGGCTGTCGTACCTAGTACATGGTCGAGAACTTTGTTTTCGAGATAGTCTGACATTGCTGACATAGTTTATACTCCTGAGTAATCAGATTTCATTGCTAATGGACCGCCAAAAAATGCTTTCTCGTTGTCCTTGGTAATTTCTGCCATTGCACGGGTGAATATTGCATCACACTGGTTGGCTCTTTGCTCGTCCATCAAAAACATATGCGCGGCGTTTAATGAGCCGTAGAGGTAAGCATCTGGATGGCGCGACAAGATTGTGTTGGTTGCGTTGCTGTCAGATAGCGCTGAAATATCCTCGCTATACATGATTTCAACAGTCATCACGCTGTCAGGGATGGGACGTAAGCCAATCTCAGTGCCGACAACCGTATAAACCTTTGGCTTGCCACCGCCAGAAGTGGGGTACTTCTCGTAATAACTTTCCGGCGCGGCATACTCTAATACGTCGATTGGATCAGTGTTTAGATTGACTAAACGGATTTTGCGTAGGTCGGTGGGCAAACTGATAAATTCATCGCCAGCAGCGGTTGCAGCCGTAGCACGGCGCTCTTGTGAACGTGTGTCTAACTCGCGGCTCATTCTGGCTTCAGCAAGCGTGATGAAGTCAGGGATTTGCGTCGTTAGATCACCACGCGCCAAAAAGTTGGCAATAGTTGTCTGAAGCTCTGAATATGTTGTAATCGTCATATCAGCCTACCGCCTGTCGTTTTGAATGCTGGATTTTCTTCTAGCCAGCGCATCCAAGCCTTTGGATTATCCCTTGGCTGGCCGAACTTGGCTAAGAGGTCATAATATATCACCGCTGGAAATTCAGCGAAGGATTGCTTGTGCTTTTGCGTGTTACCAATCAAAGAACCCGGACGCCACTCGTTTGCCTGACGTTTTGCATAGTCCATAACGCCGTCAACTTTTTGCCTAGTCTCAACGTAAAGACCGTCGGCTGTACTGTGGATATGGGTTTCTTTTTGGGTAGCCTGGTTTTTTGCTAATAGTTTCTTCATCTCTCACCTCAATAAAAAAGGGGCAACCGAAGCTGCCCCTTGATGTTGTGTGTTTATGAGCCGTTCAAACCAATGACGGCTGCGTGGGCACGCGGCGCTTTTACGATTAGAGTCCACTCAGACACAATACCGAAACGTGTTGCATCACCGCCGGGGGCGACATCAGTTACGGACATCATGCGTCCTGGTAGTGACCCAATACAGACGTAATCTGTATCAATTAGATACATCTCTGAATTTGGGCAAGAACGGTCAACAGTGACCGAAAGTTCACCAAAGTCTGACAAATATAGGCTGCTAAATTTTCGCTTTAGGTCGTTAATCTAAAACCGCCTTTCGGCTGCTATATGTCGCCATATAGAAAAGACCATATCACCATCCACATGGGATGCTCTGCGCTTCGGATCACTTGATCCTACTTCCTTTCGGAATGGCCGTTGAACCTTCCCTATTTCTAGGGCTTGGCTGCTGATTGTCTCAGAGAGATGTCCCAGCAATTCACAGAGTTTTTCGAGATAGGTTGCCCTATCAAGCCGCCAGTTTAACGGAGCCTACAATAGTTGCCTCTTTCGGGGCAGAAGTCGTTATTTGGTTAGTCGCTACTGAGCCAGAAGACAGACCTGAGAAGTTCTGCTTATTCGTTGGCGACATGAGCAACATATTTGGATTGCCACCGTCGGTGTATGCAGCAAGCATAGCAGCGTCGATTTTTGCCAAAGTTAGTGCAGCAGCAGTACCAGTTAGGTCAGCAACAGCCGTACCGTTTCCGTTTGCAGCAGCAGCCATATCTGCTGGAGCATCTACATTGGAAATCCAAGTAATCAGCTTACCAGCCTTACGCGGATCAGAGCTAGAACTTGCTTCGTTCTTGTACAGAGACTTATTTATGTCCCGGCGTTGCTCTAAGCCTTTTATAACTTTAACGTAAGCAGTTTCCTTATCACGCCCTGCTTTATCAACGATATCCAAAGTATTGGAAACGCTAGCAGATTGGACGCTTATTTGATGGTAGTTCCCCACTCTGGTTGTGCTTTCGGGATTAGAAAAACTGAAATCTGCACCTTCGTTGACGTAATTTGTATCAACGGCAGCTGCTAATTCTTGGATCTGCCATTCATGGTAGACACCTTTTGTGGTTTCCTTTTTCGTTGCTGAAAAAAGTGGGGTTTCGTCGGGATCGCATTCCCGTCCTACCTTTCGGTTGGGGTATCTGTAAAATACTCCATGCCCCTAATGAAAGGAACAAGGGATTGGACTATATCATCACAATGAGGCGTATTATTGTACTCATAGTGCTGGGCGCTCTAGCCTGTTATTAAGGGGGCTAACCCCTCAGGTAGTCTCTGAACCTTCTATCGCTGTGTGGATAGCTTGGATGCTGATTGCCTTATCTTTCGACTTAGGGTTCCAGCAGTTCACCCAGTTTAGACCGCACCGATCTTAGTTAATGCGGTAAATCACATCGGCCAAATCTTCACGCTCGCCTACGGCAGAGCCTGTTGAGTAAATAGCCATTTTATGGCCTCCTAAAGTTTATTTGGTTAAAAGGTAGTTCACGGCTGCATCTCTGGAGCCGGACTTACTAAGGTTGTCAAAAGCTTTGCGCTTTCGCTCTGTTGCAGAGTCACCCTTCGATTTAGGTTGCCCACTTTTTACCATCTTAGGAGCCGTCTTTACTTTTTTCTTGGCAATCGGTTTTTTCGACTGCAAGTTATTATAAAGATAGGCGTCACGCATCATTACAACGTATCGGTGATCTGTTGCGTCATTTAATTCAGCATCAGTCCAGCCTTTGCTACGCGCATGATTAACAATCGCTGCTGTTTCACGAGTTTGGACTTCTGTGTCTTTCCATTCTGGAACGGCATCAAGAAGCTTTTTCTGTTCTTCAACAAGCTTTATTTGTCTCATCCTAAGCTGCTCGTTTTGTACCGTTTGCTGCCTAGTTTGCGCGTCACGTTCAACATCGCGTTGTCGGACGTATTCAAGTGGATCACTCTCATACAGACCATCCCAATATTCCTGATCTTTAGGTTGGGTTGATTGCTGTAATTGTTGAGCCATAACATTAAGGGCTTGCTCGTATTGTTGACGAGCTTGCTCAGTAGACGCCTTTTCAGCATCGAGCGTCTTACGCTGTTCCGCTGCATCTTGTAGTCTTTTCTGAGCCGTTTTTTCTAGTTGATAGCTTTTGATGAGTTCATCAATTGTGGCCTCACCTTCTTCGCCATCTACTTTTACAGCATAAGTGTCGATGACTTCTTCAGTTTCATCTTCGCTATCGTCGCTATCTTCTGTGACCTCATCAACTTCAGTCTCAACTTGGCTGTCATCAGCGGCTTCGACTTCCATTTCTTCAGTATCAGGTGCCTCTACTTCAGTTTCGGCGGTTTGCTCTTGAACTTCCTCGCTTACCACTTCGGGGGCTTCCGGGTTCAAAAGTAGGTTAACAGCATCAAGCTGTGACAAGCTGGATTCGCTAGGAGTACCAGACATAATAAAATCTCCAAATTTTCAAAGGTTATCTATGCAATTCTTCCATTTGCTTAGACGCCATTTTGCCCGTCTGAATTGCAGACTGAAAATGACCCTCGAAAGCCTCAAGTGCTTTC